ACACGAGGCTTCTGGCCCGCGAGGGATCGGCAGAACTCTCGCACCAAGAAGCCAAAGAAGCCCTGCGCGACGTCTACCTGATCTCATGCGGCAAAGACCCCGAATTTCACCCCCACTGAATGAGGACGGATAAACGACATGGCGCGAATTTTGATTGGTTGCGAAACATCTGGCATCGTCCGCGACGCCTTCCTAGCTGCGGGACACGACGCATGGTCTTGCGACCTGCTACCTGCTGACACCCCCACAAACCGGCATATCACTGGCGACGTGCGCGAGGTCATGCTGGGCAAGTGGGATCTGATGGCGGTCATGCACCCGCCCTGCACCCGCCTGACCAATAGCGGCGTTCGCTGGCTGCACAAAGCCCCGCCGGGACGGACGCTGGGTGACATGTGGGACGAACTTGACGAGGGTGCGGCGCTGTTCTCGGACGTTTGGACGGTCCCGCATATCCCCTGCGTGGCCGTGGAAAACCCGGTCATGCACAAACACGCCAAACAGCGGATCCGAAACTATGAGCCGCCCGCACAGACGGTGCAGCCCTGGCAGTTTGCGACCGATCCGGACGGGCCCGACAACGAGCGCAAGCGCACCTGCCTGTGGCTGCGCGGCCTCGACCCTCTGACCCACACCGGAACGCTAGACGGTTCCTGTGCGCGAGACAGCGTTCACAAGGCCAGCCCCGGCGTCGATCGGTGGAAAATCCGCTCGAAATTCTTCCCCGGTCTGGCCGCCGCGATGGCTGGCCAATGGGGCGAACAGGCCAGTCAACAGCTGACCGCCTGAAACAGCAAAGGACCAGTAATGTGCATTTTTTGCACATTACTCCCCGCAGATTGAGGACCGGCGATGTGCATTTTTTGCACATTGCTCCAGCAACACGAAGGACCGTTTATTGTCACCCCTATTGAATAGCGTCTGTGAGCGGCCTGCGCGTGCGGATGATCTTTTTTCATATAACGGAGTTTGTGGAGTGGTTAGTTCTTGCATCTCAGCCGAGATCCGCCCCTGCCTACTCGGGTTGCAAAAATTCGGCGGATATCCAACCCGCCTGGGTATCTCCACACCAGATACAGAGATTCACCCGCTGAATATATCTGATATTCACGACCGGCATCCAGCATTAGCGCTTGATGCATCCTGCGGCCATTGCTCCATGCGAGCTGATCTGGCGAAATCGACACTGAAATGGGGCCCGCGTCCATGAGGCTCGAGGGTTCCCATTCTCCGCAGGTAAATGATTGTGCCTGCGCCGCTGCGGGCAAGGTGGCTGTCAGAGCCAGCGCTGTGAGCTTCATAATAAATCCGTTGTTTTGCCGGGGAATGCTCCCGGCATTGAGTTGCGTCTGCAAATCGGCTAGTGTCAACACGCGGCAGCAAAATACTGTCGTCGGGATTGATACCCTGTTCGTTCGTAGGCGCTTGCAAAGCCGCGCCAATTGTCGCGGCTTTCTCTATGGTCAGGCGTATTGGGCCGCGTTCGCGCGGGCCGCTTCCTACGGGCGGTAGTATCAACCCTTTGCGTCTGGCCACCAGAGATTGATGCCTCGGCTGGTCAGATTTTGAAACCTGATCGTAGGAGGCTGCCATGTGCGCCGCGAATACTTCAATTTCGACAACTGAGATCCTGTCGGGTCTTCTTTCTAATTCTCAATTGCAAGCCCGCGCTCTGCGCCGCATCGCCCAGGAAGGTTATGATTTGCCTGCGCCTGAGATGCTGGGCATGATCGAGGCCATGGCCGCACTGTTGGATCGTGTGCTTGGCGAGGCTCATAGCCTTTCTGAGGATCTCTGGCTTGACCTTATGAAAACTACGTCCGAGGGGGTTGCTGAGGTCCACGAAATTAGGGCGGCAAGCGCATGAGCGCGCCGGTCAATTTTGCCTTTGACGATCACCTTGTGAGGGTTGTCGATCAAGATGGTGAGCCGTGGTTTGTCGCGGCGGATGTTTGCAGCGCCCTTTGCATAAAGCAAGCGTCCCGCGCGGTTGAGCGCCTTGATGCTGATGAGAAGGGCGTGACTTTAACTCACACCCTTGGTGGCCCGCAGAAAATGCAGGTGATATCAGAATCCGGCCTCTATTGTCTGGTCATGCGCAGCCGCGCTGCGGTCAAGCCCGGTACGGTTCCTCACCGCTTTCGTCGGTGGGTGACATGCGAGGTGTTGCCGTCGGTTCGCAAGACGGGCCAATATGCGGCCCCTACGTCGTTTCGTGCGCGGTTGCCTGGTCAGGCGGACAGTCTAGAGCAAGCCTTGAGCGCCTGTCGTGAGGTAAGGATCACGTGGGGCCGCGCCGCCGCGCAAAGGTACTGGACGGAAAGCGACCTGTTGAACCTCTATAACCCGGAGGAGGATGCGGATGATCTGTCAGAGACGCCAGTGCGCCTTTTTTTGCAGGAAAAGTGTCGGGTGACCGGCAATTCATCAGATTGGGTTTTATCGCGTGATTTGGTTGATGGTGTCGCCGAGTTGATTTTCGAACGTGGCCTGCGTCCAATGGGTCGCCGTGAAATCGGCAATGCACTCAAGGCGCTTTCAAGGGTGTATGTCTCCCCTTCTGGCGCCGCCCGATTCTGGTGGGGGAAGCGTAGCACCACGGGTTACCTCGGCATTGTCATGCTGTAACTTCCTGGGATTGGCCCGCCCGGTTCGCGCCTTGCGGGCTTTTTTGTGCCTGGTCGGGCTGGGATCGCCCGCTCTGCCGCTTGCCGTAGTGGATCGGGTCGGCGCGTGCGGCCCGCGTGCCGCGTCTGTTTTTCCTCAACCCTCCCCGCACCCCTCATCAATAAAAAGCAAAGTTAATCCCCCTGATCCCTTTCAGGGATCAATTCAGGGGTTAGTTTTTCCAACGATTAGTAAAGCGAGGGCCTTTGTTTCTATGGGAGCATATCTCGGGCTGTCCGGTATTTGGGTTTAGTGGATCAATTCCCGTGCCGGGCGATCTCTGTAAATGGGGTGCGGGGTGGTTGTGGCCAACTCTCCTTATGTGTGGGTTTAATTTATTAATCCTATTAGTCCCTGACAGGAAATAAATTAATAAAAATCATGCGGTTACGTTTGGATTTGCGCGAAATACTGGCCCCTCACTGACCCCCGGCATGGCATTGTTAATCCCTGTTGTATGCATGACAACACAATAAATTGTGTCTATAACAAATAAATCAGCAACATATAGAGGTGATGCGAATGGAATTGGCTTTTGAGGGTGCTGGGGCCCGAGGTGCTGCGCGGCGTTTGGTGGATGATCTCACGATCGGGTTGATCGGTGCGGCGGCGTCGCGGCGTCAGGCGATCGGTCGCGGTGCTGGTGCGCGTGCCCCGGCGGGTTTGGCGCGCGGGCCGGTTGACCTGGTCGAGCTCGAGGAGGTGGGCGCCGGTGGCAAGGTTGAGCCGTTAACCGAGCGTGGCGCCAAGACGGCGCGTCGCCGCGCTCCGCCGGTGATGTCTGCCCTCGCCCCGCATGACGGGCGCCGCCTCGCTGCCGAGCGATATGCGGTGGCGGTTGAGCGCCTGGGCGCTGTCTCTGGTGTCAGCTATTCGATCGAGGCGCAATCTCGCACGGTGTCGGATGGGGTGAACGATGGCGGTGCTACGGCGCGGGTGCAGCGTCTCGCGCTGATCAGGCTGGTCAAGGGTGTGGCGAACGGCTGGCGCTGGTCAAAGGCTCACGGGTGTTTTTCTGAGGGCGGTGAGTTGGTGGTCTTGGCCCCATCTAATCGGCGTGGTGACCGTAAGCCGATCACGGCGATGACCCTGATCGATTCGGTTTGCGTCGAGGGGATGGATATGCGCCAGGTTCTTGAGGCTCACGGTTGGTCGCCTCAGTCTCGAAGCCGTAAAATATTGACCGATCGGCTCCTCGCGGTGCTTGAGGAGGTTGCTGATGCGCTCGGGTTGAGCGCTAGGGTTCCGGTGTCGGTTTGATCACCCTGCGCGGTATTTCTTGCGGGTTGTGATCATCCCCTCCTAAAGATGGACATATCGAGACAGGTCGCGCCCGCCGGTCACCACGACCGCCGGGCGCGCTGCGTTTCCGCTCCCCGCGAAAGGGGGTTCCCATGTTGTTCTAATCTTTCTGGCTCCTCTGGGGTTCTGGGGGTGCGATGCGTGTTGACCGCGACACCTATAAGAAATGGTATCGGTTGGCGGCATGGCACAAGGTATTGCGCCCCCAGCACCTCGCGGGCGAGCCGCTCTGTCGAGCGTGCCTGGCGCGCGGCCTGACGAATGACGGCGGGCGAACGGCGTCCGGTGAGCCGCAGCGCAACCCGCGCCGCCGCTTCCTGGTGGTCGATCATGTGATCCCTCATCGCGGCGATCGCGACTTGTTCTTTGACCCGAGCAACCTGCAAACGCTTTGCCCGGATGACCATGACAGAAACAAACAGCGCGAGGAGGCGCGCGGGTTTTCAGAGGAGCGCGGCCCGGATGGGTGGCCCATGGACCCGGAGCACCCTGCCAACAAGTGACCCCAGCGCCGCCTTGATAATGGGGGGGTGGGGTCGAAACTTTCCCCCCTGCCGCGAGGACCGGAGGGGGAGCCTTTATTTAGGCAAAACGTGAATTGAATTGAGAAAGCCACATGTCGGGGGGTGGCTAAAGGTTAGGAGGCACGATGCGCGGGCGAACGGGGAAAAATGAAACAGTGATCCCCATGGCCGAGGATGGCGCGCCGGGTCGCAATCTCGAGGAGCGCGCCGTGTCGCGCGCAGCCGAGCTCAAGCCCGAGGGCCTGACCTCTGAGCTCTCTTGGACCTATGATCGCCTTGCGCGACCGCTCTGTCATCCGACTGTGAATCGGCTGTCTCCGGTGAATGTGTTTATGTTTGTGCAGCTCTGCCGAGCAGTGGTTCGGCATGAGCGCATTTCTGTCGAGCTTGATGAGCTCGGCGAGACCTATGTCAGTGAAACCCGCAACGGCAAACAAATCAAGGCTCGCCCGGAGGTGGGTCAGCTCAACGAGACCTTTCGTCAAATTCGCGGGCTTGCTGGCGAGTTTGGGATGACCCCGTCGACCGAACGCGGCCTCGAGACCTCTGGTCAAATGCCGTTTGACTTCCCTGACCCTGACAGCCCGGAGGCATATTTGACATGACCGCTCGGGATCACCGGGGCCAGGTGGACCCGGTGACCGATTGGGCGCGTGACGTGGTCGCGGGTGATGTGGTCGCCGGCCCCTTTATTCGTGCCTCCGCCGCCCGGCATTTACGCGACCTCGAGGATGGTTCGGCGCGCGGCCTTGTTTGGGATGTTGATGCGGCTAACCGGGCGATCGATTTTTTCCCGAAGGTGCTGCGCCTGAATGGCGGGCAGTTTGAGGGCAAGCCGTTTTACCTTCACCCGAGCCAAAAATTTCGAGTTGGTTCTCTGTTCGGTTGGAAATGGGCTGAGAGCGGCTATCGTCGCTTTCGCCGCTTCTATGATGAGGAGGGCAAGGGGAACGGCAAGTCTCCGCTCCTGGGTGGGATCGGCCTTTACATGATGGTCGCGGATAATGAGCCGCGCGCCGAAATCTACGCTGCCGCCGCCAAGAAGGATCAGGCGCAAATTCTGTTTCAGGATGCGGTGGCGATGCGAGATCAATCCCCGATGCTGAAACGTCGGGTTAGCGCGCAGGGTGAAAACCCGGTGTGGCAACTGACCTATATCGGCAAGCGCGGAGATCGCAGAAGGTTCAAGCCGATCTCGGCAGAAAAATCCGCCTCCGGCCCGCGCCCTCATTGTGCGCTGACCGATGAGGTTCATGAGCATCCGAACCGCGACGTGATCGACATGCTCGAGCGCGGGTTCAAGTTTCGCAAGCAACCTCTTTTGGCGATGGCGACAAACTCGGGAACCGATCGCAAATCGATCTGTTGGGAGGAGCATCAACACGCGGTCAATGTCGCGACCGGCGTGGTCGAGGATGACACGACCTTTTCTTTCGTTTGCTCACTGGATGAGGGCGACGATTGGGAAAACGATCCGACCTGTTGGGCTAAGGTCAACCCGCTCCTCGGCGCGACAATCGATGAGGAGTATTTGCAGGGCGTTGTCGACCAGGCGAAGAAAATCCCAGGCAAGCGCAACGGCATTGCCCGGCTCCATTTCTGCCAATGGACACAGTCGGTCACCGCCGCAATTCGCCGGGAAGCCTGGACGGATTGCCATGATGATCTTGACCTCGAGGATCTGGTCGAGGCGGGTCACCCTTGTTTCGGCGGTTTGGATCTGTCTCAAACGCGCGACTTTTCTGCGCTTACTCTGTGTTGGGTGCTGGACGCGACAAAAGACGCGGAGCGGCTGGTCGCAAAAACTTGGCTCTGGACGCCGGAGGATACGCTCCTCATTCGGTCGGGTCGCGATCAGGCGCCCTATGATCTGTGGGCGGCACAAGGCCACCTTGAGGCGGTGCCCGGTGATCGGCTCAAATACGCCTGGCTCGCCGATGCGCTTGCTAAGATCAACGCGAAGTATGCGCCCCAGGCGATTGCTTGTGACCAATACGGTCTTGAGCGCTTGACTGAAAACCTCGCCGATATCGGCGCGCAGCTCCCGGCGGAGATCCATCCGCAGGGGTTTCAAAAACGAATTTTGGAGAAAGACCCGACCGCCCCCGAGGGTGAGAAAGAGGTCTATCTCTGGATGCCTGACTCGATCAACAAGCTCGAGGAGGCGATCTATGATGGTCGGTTGCGGGTCCAAAAAAACCCGCTGCTCGACTCGATGGCGGCGTCTGTGACTTATGCGGAAAACCGCACCGGTCACCGGATGTTTGACAAAGAAAAGGCACATGGCCGGATTGACGGAATGGTCTCCCTCGCGATGGCGGTCGGGATGGCCTTGAGCCGTGATCGGTCGCTACCCTCGACGCCTTGGGATGTTGAGGGGTTTTCCTTGGAGGATGAGCTTTGGGACTGACGGATATTTTTCGCCGCGATCGGGTGCAGCCCGCCGCGCTCGAGGAGCGTGGTCAGGTGTTGCATGATAGCGGCGCCACCTCGATTTCCGAGGTTCTCAATGCTGCCCCGATGTCTGAGGGGGTGACCGCTCTCGAGGCCATGGGGCTTACAGGTGTTTGGGCTGCGGTGAATTTCCTGTCGGCGGCGATGGCTGATGTTCCGATCGAGGTCTATGACGGCCCGGCAAAAAAGGGCGGCGTCGCGAAAAAAGTCACGACCGGCCCGGCGGTGCTTCTGAGTGGTGCGGTGAATGACACGACCACAAGCGTTGATTGGCGCGAGGTGTTTTTCTCTGAGGTGTTCGGCAATCCTGGTCGGGCTTATTCCTACATCGAGCGCAATGCGCGCGGTGAGCCTGTCAATATCTTTCACCTCGAGGCCAATCGCGTCACAGTGCGCCGGACTGAGGACGGCTCGATCTTTTATGATTATGCTGCTGCTGGCGGTCGAAAAATCACCTACCCCGCCGGGGATGTGATCGACCTCGCGTTCCTGCGCAAGCCGGATATGTTGTCGAGCTGGTCGCCGGTGCAGACCTGTCGCGGTGCAATCCGCCAGGAGCTCAACGCGCAGAAATATGCGCTGACCGTGTTCGGTAAAAATGGGGTTCCGCCCTATACGCTCAAGGGTGCTTTCAACAGCGCGAAGGCCGCAATGGTTGCGGCGGCTGATGTGATGAAGGTTGCGCGCCGCAGTGCTGAGGAGGGCAAGCCGATCTTGCCTCTGCCGGCGGGGACTGATTTGCAGCGTCTCGGCGACGACCCGACGAAAATGCAACTGACCGAGGTGCGCCGGTTCGGTGTGGAGCAGGCCGCGAGGATCTATTCTCTGCCGCCGATGTTCTTGCAGGATTTGAGCAAGGGCACATTCGCCAACACCGAGCAACAGGATTTGCACCTTGTCAAGCATACCCTGCGCCGCTGGGTGAAGAAATTTGAGGCCGAGCTTTCTCTCAAGCTCTTTGGCCGCAACGCGCGCCGTTACGTGAAGTTGAACCTTGAGGGTTTGCTGCGCGGTGACTTCAAGACCCGGATGGAGGGGATCGCGAAGGCGGTTCAAAACGGTCTGATGACCCCGAATGAAGGTCGGGCGCTGGAGGGCCGTGAGCCGCTCGAGGGTGGTGACGATCTGATGATCCAGGGCGCGACGGTTCCGATCAAGCTGCTGATCAAGCAGATCACCGCCGCGATGGAAAAAGCAAAAACATAAACTGAGGAGGTGCGCCAGATGAGCGACCAAAAACGCGAGGTGCGGTTCAACGCCTCCGCGCCGATCGAGCTGCGCGCGGCTGATGATGATCAGGTCGCGGTTGCGGGTTATGCGGCCGTGTTTAACGAGGAGGCCGATATTGCCGGATTTTTCCGCGAAGTGATCGCGCCCGGCGCCTTCCGTGCCGCGCTCGATCGCGGCGACGATGTGTCCTTTCTGATCAATCATCGCGACTTGCCGCTTGCGCGCACGTCCTCGGGCACCCTGACGCTTGTCGAGGATGAGCGCGGGCTCAAAGTCGAGACCGAGCTCGACGGCGCAGACCCGGATGTGAAGCGCATTCTGCCGAAAATGAAGCGTGGCGATCTGTCGAAAATGTCCTTCGCGTTCCGCGCCACAATTGATGAGTGGGACGATACCGGCGAGACGCCCCTGCGCACGATCAAAGAGGTCGAGCTCTATGACGTGTCGATCGTGACGGACCCTGCTTATGAGGGCACTGAGATCGGTTTGCGCTCCCTGTCGGCGGCGATTGCTGGTCAAGCCGGCAACATGATCCGCCGGATGAAAATGCGGCTCCGCCTGGCGGGCGCTGTCTAATCGGCGAAACGCCGAGACTTGCCCAGATCCCCGCGCCCTCGGGCAGGCGCGCATACTTTCTTGAAAATGAGGTTTCGCCATGTCGAAAGTGAAAGAGCTGCGCGCGAAGGCGCAGAAAAACGCCGAGGATGCAAACGCGCTCCTGGGCACCCTGACCGATGAAACGCCGGCGGCAGAGGCTGCGGAAATCAACGCGCAGTTCGATGCGATGATGGATGAGCGCGACGCTTGCGTCGCCCAGGCCGATCGCCTCGAGCGCTCCGATGTCGCGCTTGCCGATGCCGAGGAGCGCCGCGAGCGCCTGGATCGCGAAGCCCGCGACGCGCGTCGCCCGCATGGTGCGGGGGAGCATGGCCCGGCCTCTGATGGTGTGTCCGACGAATACCGCGCGGCGTTCCGTGACTATCTGGCCTCGGGCGCCGATCTGTCGGCGATCGATTCCTCGGCGCGCGACGCGCTGCGCACGGGCGCCCAGGAATTCCGCGCGCAGTCTGGTGCCGCTGGTGCCCAGGGCGGTTTCCTTGTCCCCGAAACCCTGGCCGGGTTTATCAACGTCGCTGCTGCCCTGCATGGGCCGATGATGGATGAAAGCGTCGCGACGGTGATCAACAACGGCTCGGGCAATCCCTTTGCCCTGCCGAAGGTGGATGACACCGCCGACACCTCGACGGATGCTCACACCGAAGGCGCTGACGCTGCCGATGATGACTCGGGCGATGTGGTGATCGGTAAGGACACCCTGAGCGCCTACACCCTGATCACGCCCTGGATCAAATGGTCCTATGAGTTGGCTCAGGATTCCTCGTTCGGCTGGGAACAGTTGCTCGGCAATCTGATCGGTGAGCGTATCGGTCGCAAGGGCAACGCCTGGCTGACCGTTGGCACTGGCGCCGATCAGCCGCAGGGGTTCATGACTGGCGCAGCGACGGGCAAGACCTCGACCTCGCAAACGGCTCTGACCTTCGATGACATCATCGACCTCGAGCACTCGGTCAACGCGGCTTATCGCCATGGTCCCAAAGTCCGTTTCCAGATGCACGATGACACGGTCAAGCTTCTGCGCAAGATCAAGGACAACAACGGTCGCTATGTCTGGTCCGATGGTGACGTAACCAAGGGCGTCCCCGCAACCCTGAACGGCAAGCCGGTCAGCTTCAACTATGCGATGGATGTGCCTGCCGCTGGCAAGTCGCCGATCGCGTTCGGTGATTTCTCGCAATACTTCGTGCGCCGCACGGGCTCCCCGCTGATCGGCGTTGCGCGTGAAAAGTTCTTCCCGAACCTGGGGATTGCTGGCGTTGATCGCATCGATGGTGCGGTCGGTCATTCCGCCGCCCTGAAAAAGCTGACCATGGCGGCTTGATCCAAGTCGGGCGGGCTTTCTGGCCCGCCCTTCCTTTCCTGATGGGAGATACTCGATGAAACTCAAGATCATATCGACCTGCGCCACGGTCGATCGCAGCTTTGAGGCTGGTGCCGAGGTTGTGGTTGATGACGCTCTCGGCGCCGACCTGGTCAACGCGAATTATGCGGAGGTCCTTGACCTCGAGGCGCAACCGATCGTGACCGAAGCTGATGCTGCTGCCCAGGCCGAAGCTGATGCTGCGGCTCAGGCCGAGGCTGATGCTGCGGCTCAGGCTAAAGCAGACAACAAGAAAAAGTAGGGTTGAGGCCCTAGATCGCTCGGCCTGTTGGCCGGGCGGCATTCAACAGGAGGTTGCCAGAAATGACGCTGACGCTTGTCTCACCGCCCGCTGTCTTGCCTGTCTCTGTCGATGAGCTCAAGGCTCATTTGCGCGTGACCTCCGGCGCGGAGGATGACTATATCGCCACTTGCCTCGCGGCCTCGGTTGAGACGCTGGACGGCGAGGGTGATCTCGGTCGCGCAATGGTGTCGCAGACTTGGTCACAGACGGTTGGTGCCCTTGCGATACCTGCGTCGGGTGCTGTCATGCCGCTCGATCTGGCGGGTGTGGCGGAGCTTGTGTCGGTTGAATATCGTGACGGGTCCGGCGCTTGGGTGCTGGCTGATCTCGCTGCGTTTGAGGTGGTTGGTCATGGGTCGGGGCAGGGATTGTATTCTCGCGCCTGGCCGTCAAGCACCTCTCACCCCGAGACGTTTCGGGTGACGTTCGGCGCCGGTTACGGTCCGGCGCCCTCCGATGTCCCGGCGCCTCTGCGTCATGCGGTCAAGTTGCTGGCCTCGCATTTTTACGAGATCCGCGAGCCCGTCGCGATCGGCCCGAGCGCAACCGAGCTAGATCG